TGGAGCACCGTTGCCCGGAATACCGTCACCGGTTAAGTAACCCTTATATCCTTCTCCGCTTGGACTTTCAAAAACAGTATCGGCAGTAACTGCCATATAAATTTCTTCGCCGTTTTCATCGTACAAAGTATTGCCGTCTTTGTCTGTTGATGGAATTAACAATTGATCACTATCAGTTGTAACCAATTGAGCATTGCCTTCAACATCTCTCTCTAATGTATAAAATTTAGTAGTATCATATCCGCTCTGAGGTACATCTTCTTCGGCTTGATTAAGTACCGCTTGTGTTATCTGCATTTCTTTTTCGTAAGTACTCATAATATCTCTTAGTGTATCTGAAATCTTATAATACTCGACGTTCGGCGGAGTTATACCAGTTACTTCTTTTAGTACTGTATATGTTTTATCGTTATATTCAAAAGTATCGTTAGGATAGTATGTTGAGCTAGCATTAAACTCACCTTTGAAATCTGTCTCATCGGCAACACCATCTAATATATCTTTAAACTCTTGACTATCGACCAGCGGCGAACATTTTGCTCTGTACAAATGGGGATACCAAGTTACACTGAACCCTTCTGCGGCACGGTTAACTTCTTCAATTACATAAAATCTTTTTAATGCATATGTTAAATCATTGAGCGCATATTCGTCTTTTAAGTGCGGCAGTTCAACAACGTCTCCGGCCATTAATTTTCTGCCTAAACTTTCAACAGTATTATTAATATGAAACGTTATAAACACAGTATCGTTTTGTAAGAACAATCCGAATTGACTTAGGTTAAAGTCGATATCCTGTACATTATAAACACCTCTAAGAGTAAACACATCCGGATCGTATTTTCTATCTCTATTTTCTAAAAACAAAAGATCCTGAATGTTTAATTCGCTAGTAGTATCGTATGAAGGCGTTGCCGCGGTTTCATCTTATGAATCACCTGGGCCGATATATTTGTGTAGATTAACATCTACTCCGCCAACCTGGAACATTTCATAAACAGTCTTGTCTATGAATTTGTAGTCGTTCCCTTTTTCGGGTCTGTATAAACTTAGTCTTGGCATAGTATATGTATTTACCGCAAACGATAAATACTTATATGAACCAGATTGATAAATCCAAGCAAGAAGTCTTTAATTACTGCCGTTTAAATTTAGGCGACGGTATGATTGATGTTGAATTAGATCCAGAGCACTACGAAGTTGCATTATCTAAAGCGTTAGGTGTGTTTAGACAGCGTAGTGAAAACTCAGTAGAAGAAAGTTTTGCATTTTTGACTTTAGAAAAAGACAAAAACGAATATATACTTCCAACTGAGATCCAAACAGTACGACAGATATTCCGTAGAAGTGTAGGATCACGTACAGGCAATGGATCTGGCGGTACAGTGTTTGAACCTTTTAATCTAGCATATACAAATACATATTTGTTAAGTTCAACTAACATGGGAGGACTTGCTACATACGAATTGTTTTCTGGATATCAAGAATTAGTAGGTAAAATGTTTGGTTCGTTTATCAACTTTACTTGGCATCCGCAAAGTCATAAGATCATTATTCAACAACGCCCACGAGGCGGTGAAGAAGTTATGCTACATGTATATAACACAAAACCTGATCATGTAATTATCGAGGATGTTTACTCCGGGCAGTGGATTAAAGATTATACATTAGCACATGCTAAAATGATACTTGGTAATGCACGAGAAAAGTTTGCAAGTATTGCTGGCCCGCAAGGCGGCACAGCACTTAACGGCGCAAGTTTAAAAGCCGAAGCCCAAACTGAGATAGAACGTCTTACTATTGAACTAACTACACAAGTGTCCGGTGGTTCGGGCTATGGATGGTTAATAGGATGAAGTTTACAGAGATTGATCCGTTTGATGACGAAGAACTGTACGAAGCAGAGCTCGTATGGGGTAGGAAAAAAGCAACAGCAAGAGGCGGCGGCACAACACTAAAGTTTCGTTGTACTTCTGGACCTAGAAAAAGTCGCCAAGTAAGTCATCCTTCGAAATGTTACGATCATCCCAATGTTGGCAAAGCTCAACAAATGAAACGCACTCGTGCTAGAACAGCACCTACACAAGCAAGACATCAAAAGCGCACAAAGTCTATTAATACAGCAAGCGCACTTGTAAGAAAACTTAATAATCCTGGGAAACGCACTGGGAAAGTTAAGCCTTGGTATTAAAAATCACTTGACAAAACCTAAGTAATCCTATATAATATAAAACATATTACAGGAGATCTTAATGATAATTGGTTTATGCGGTTTCATCGGCAGCGGTAAGGATACAGTAGCTGACTTTTTAGTTAATAATAATTTTCAAAAAGAGAGTTTTGCAGATACACTAAAAGATACTGTATCATCTATTTTTAGCTGGGACAGAGAATTATTGGAAGGGCATTCATTAGAAGCTCGTGAATGGCGCGAACAAATTGATACATGGTGGGCTGATAGATTAGATATGCCAACTCTAACCCCAAGATGGGTTCTTCAATATGTCGGAACTGATGTTTTTAGAAATAATTTTCATAATGATATCTGGGTTGCTAGTCTCGAAAAGAAACTTTTTGATAATCAAGATAAAAATATTGTAATTTCAGATTGTAGATTTCCGAATGAAGTGTCTGCTATACAAAAAGCCGGCGGCAAAGTAGCTTGGGTTAAACGTGGCGAGCTTCCGGATTGGACTGACATTGCTATTGATGCTTGTAACGGACATTCGTTTGCTATTGAAGAAATGCACAATCTAGGAGTTCACCCATCTGAATGGGCTTGGTTGACTAGCGATTTTGATTCTGAGCTATTTAATGAATCTACATTAGAAAATCTGTACAAGCAAGTTACAGCTAAGATGATTAGTGATCAGGAATTAGATCTCCACGTCTCCATTTAATACCTTGTTTAGATAGTACTTTACTACAATTGTGACAAATAGTTTTTAAATTAGTTGCTCTACAGTTGTTAAGATTTTCATCTACATGATATACTAGAAATACTTCAGAGTGGGGACTTTTATGTCCACAGTGTTCGCATTGTGACTTTGGTACATATCCGGCACGTTTCCATCGAGGGATACCGTGCCCTTCGCCTTTAGACATACATATTTCACAAAGACTTCGATAATATGTTTTACCGTTCTTTTTGTAGTTTACTGCGGCAGGGCGCTGTCCGCACTTGCATAATGGTCTCATACATATATTTACACCTTTTCTCCCCCTTTATCTAAGTGTATTACAGCGGTTTTTTTCAATCATTCGCTAAATACATATACAACAAACTTACAACTTGTAACCAGGAGATTAAGAATGGCATTACAATCACCAGGCGTAGAAGTTACTGTAATTGATGAGAGTTTTTACACACCTGCTGAACCAGGGACTACTCCGCTAATTGTCGTAGCATCGGGCCAAGATAAGAGCAACGCGGCAGGCACCGGGATAGCCCAGGGCACTACAGCGTCAAACGTTGGTACTGTATATAAAGTTACCAGCCAAAAAGAATTAGTAGATTTGTTTGGTGTTCCGTTCTTCGAAAAGACGGCAAGCAACACACCAATACACGGATCAGAAAGAAACGAATATGGTTTACTATCTGCTTACAGCTTACTAGGAGTATCCAACGCGGCATTTATTGTACGTGCGGATGTAGATTTAAACGAACTTGAAGGAACAGCAGATGCTCCGGGAGCGAACCCAGATGACGGGCAGTGGTGGTTAGATACTGCTAACACTAGCTTTGGAATTCAAGAGTGGAACGGCGCGGCAGTTAGTACAACAGGCGGACAGAAGTTTGCAGTTAAAACACCGATTGTACTAACAGACGCAGACGAAGCCAAAGTTGACAATGGTGCACCGAAAGCATCAGTAGGAAGCATTGGCGATTATGCCGTTGTAGCACAAACTGTTGACGGAACTGGTACATTTAGTGCTTCTAGAGAAAACATTAAGATGTATTATAAGTCTGCAGGAAACACACAAGCAGGCGTTGCCGCAGGACAATGGGTATTAGTAGGAAGTCAAGACTGGACTGCTAGTCATCCAACTATCGTCGGCGATACAGTTACAGCATCTACACTAACTGCTGGTAACTTTACGATTAACGGTACTACTATTACTGTTAACGTAGACGACACATTAGATGACCTTATTGCAACAATTAATGGTGCAAGTATTACTGGTGTAACTGCAAAGAACGTAACTAGTAAAATGTATCTTTACACAAACGGTTACAACGCTGATAGTTGGCAAGATGATTCTTCTAAAAACAATGCAATCGAAATTGTTGCAGGAACAGCTGACTTTGATGAAATTGGAATCAGCGCAGGAACATTTTACGGTCCTGAATTGCAACAAACACCACACACAAATGTTCCACAATGGAAAACAGGCGATACAACAACTCGTCCAACAGGAAGTGTATGGGTTAAAACAACCGAGCCAGGTAACGGCGCACGTTGGAGAGCTAAAAAGTGGAGTTCAGCTTTAGGAAGCTGGCAAAGTGTTGAAGCACCGATTTATGCATCAACTACTGCGGCACTGTACTTCTTAGATAGAGCAGGCGGTGGTGATAATCTTCCAGCTGATACTGTATTTGTACAGAAAAATGCTAACGAAGATACACTAAATGACGCATCACCTGAAACTGCACAGTTTAGAATGTGGTATAGATCATCTACTGGTGATACAACTATTAAATCAGCTGAAATTGATAGCACTTCGTTTACAGCAGGTACTAATGATTTTACTATTAGTGAAAGCATTAAGACAAGCGATACTGTATCCGCAGGTGTTCAAATTACATTTACAGCCGCTGGTGCTGCCGCTGATGCTGTGTTACTAGCAGGTGCAATTAACGCATCGACTGATTTAACAAACATCGAAGCAAGCGTAACAGATGCTAATGAAGTTGAAATTAAACACTTAACAGGTGGAGATTTCCGCATTACTGACGGTACTAATACTCCAATTGCATCAGTGTTTACTCCTTATAGTATTAATACTAACTTAGGAACAGACAACTTTTATACATTACCATCAGGTGCAACAGAGGATTATGTAGCTTCTAACTTTAAACCTTTATCGTCCTTGGACTTTGAAGCAGATAGAAGTGCTCCTGAAAATGAGCCAAGTGATGGTCAACTATGGTATAATTCAGAATTTAGTGATGTTGACATTATGATACATGATGGTACTACATGGGTAGGCTATCATAACTTTAATGTAGCCTACGCTAACTGTTCACCAGCAGGTCCAATTGTATCAGCAAGTGCTCCTGCAAAAGTAGGCGGACAGTCAGATGGTACTGATATTGTTGACGGTGATCTTTGGATTAGCACAGCAGATTTAGAAAACTTCCCAACTGTATATCGTTGGAACGGTACATTGCAAGAATGGATCGAACTTGATAAAACAGATCAAGTAAGCGAAGAAGGTATCTTGTTTGCAGACGCACGTTATGGTTCAAGTGGTGCAACTGGCGATACAGCGGCATCAATTAAAGACTTGCTAACTAGCGATTATTTAGACCCAGATGCTCCAGATCCAGCACTATATCCAAAAGGTATGTTGCTATGGAACTTGCGTAGAAGCGGTGGCAATGTTAAGAAGTATAACAACAATTACATTGATATAAATGCAGACAACGCACGTTTAAATGATGAGTCAATGGCAGGTTATGCTACAGACAGATGGACTACTGAATCAGGCAACCAAGAAGACGGCAGCGGATCGTTTGGTAGAAAAGCACAGCGTATGGTTGTTACACAAGCACTTAAGAGTGTAATTGATACAACAGATGCACTTCGTGATACTGAAAGACGTAACTTTAACGTTATTACATGTCCGGGTTATACAGAAGCAATGAGCAATCTTGTTAATCTAAACATTGATAGAGGATTAACAGCATTTGTAATTGGTGACACACCATTGAGATTGCCTGCAGATGCTACATCGTTAAACAACTACGGTTCAAATGCTAACTTAGTAGTTGACAACAACGATGACGGCATTGTTACTTACGACGAGTACCTAGCAACTTATTATCCAAATGGTTTCACAACTGATTTGGGTGGCGCTAACGCTGTTGTTCCAGCATCGCATATGATGCTTAGAACTATTGCGCTAAGTGATCAAGTTAGCTATCCATGGTTTGCACCAGCAGGTACAAGACGTGGTGGCATTACTAACGCTACAGCAGTAGGTTACATTGATTCGCTAACAGGCGAGTTCCAAACTATTGCACTAAACGAAGGACAGCGCGATACATTGTATAATCTTAAGATTAATCCAATTGCGTTCTTTAATGGTGTTGGTCTTGTTGCAAATGGACAAAAAACACGAGGCAGAAATGCTTCGGCATTGGACAGAATCAATGTATCACGTTTAGTGGTATACTTGCGTAGTCAGCTTGATAAACTAGCTCGCCCGTATATCTTTGAACCGAATGACAAAATTACACGTGACGAAGTGAAGCAAGCGGTTGAAAGTTTACTTTTAGAGCTTGTAGGCTTACGTGCAATATATGACTTTGCTGTTGTTTGTGATGAAACTAATAACACCCCGGCAAGAGTTGATCGTAACGAACTATATGTAGACATTGCGATTGAACCGGTCAAGGCTGTTGAATTCATCTACATTCCATTGCGTGTCAAGAACACAGGAGAAATTTAATTATGCCTATTACATCACTTAACAACATCGGGGTACCAACAGATAGCGGCAACCAAGTTTTGTTGATGCCCAAACTAAAATATCGTTTTAGGGTAACACTCTTAGGCTTTGGAGTTTCGGCAGCAACTGAACTAACAAAGCAAGTAGTTGATGTAACCCGTCCAAACGTTGGTTTTGAAGAAATCGAATTACCGATCTACAACTCTAAAGTATTTGTTGCAGGTAAGTATACACTGGAAACAGTTAGTCTTAACTTGCGTGACGATGCTACTGGACAGGTGCAAAAGCTAGTTGGTCAACAAATTCAGAAGCAATTCGACTTTGTTGAGCAAAGCTCTGCAAGATCAGGTATTGACTATAAGTTTACTACTAAGATTGAAATCTTAGATGGTGGTAACGGTGCTAACGAAGTAAACGTACTTGAAACATTTAACTTGTACGGTTGCTTCTTAACTGCCGCAGACTACGGCGATTTGAACTATGGTACAAACGAAGCTGTGCAGGTTGCACTAACTATACGCTTTGATAACTTAGAGCAGTATGGTGCAGGCGAAACTGACGTAGGTACAGGTATTGGCGCATCAGTAGTTAGATCACTTGGTGAGGCAACAACTGGCGCAAGTGCCGCTCAGGGTTAATACCTTTAACACAAAAAATAAAAAGCTCGGATTTATCCGGGCTTTTTTTATGACATAAATAGTAGTATGGCAAATAAATTTACAAGATTCTTATCAGATGTCGGACGTGGGATTTTAAGTCCTAGAGGAATAATGGGTAACCAGCAACACGCTACTCGTTTATTCATCGATGACAGTTTACGTCTAGCACCAAAAACAAAATTTAACTATTATGTTAGATTCGATATTAATAAAGCGGCATTAAAAGCGCCGAGTTTTTCACAACGACACATTGAAGAAGTCGGATTGCTATGTAAGAATTTAGATTTACCTAAATTTAAATTTGATACCGAAACACTAAATCAGTACAACAGAAAAAAACTAATCTATAAAATGATTAATTATGATGCAGTTAGCTTAACATTCCATGATGATAATCAAGGAGTTATTAACGCACTATGGGCTTTATATTACGGATACTATATTGCAGACAGACAAAATCCATCGGCAGCATATTCTAATACTGCATATATCGGTACCGCCGATCCTAGAAATAAATTTAGATACGGCTTAGATAATAATAAATCTCCTGGCCAGGACATGATTAAATCAATTAGTATATACACTATGGGCAGAAAGAGATTCGTTGGATATACACTAGTAAATCCTAGGATCACATCATGGCAACACGGAACTATGGACTACGCCGAAGGATCAACTCCAGCAGAAAGTTCAATGTCAATTGAATATGAAGCAGTACAATACAGTTCAGGAATTGTAAGCCAAGGAAATCCAAAAGGATTTGCAACATTGCACTATGACAATGTTCCGAGCCCTTTAAGTGTTCAAGGTGGCGGCGTAAGTAATCTTTTTGGAACTGGTGGGATATTAGATGGATTAGAATCAGTATTCGGAGCAATCGGCGACGGTACTGCGTTTAGTTCGGGACAAAACTTTTTGTCAACTGCTATTGGTGCGTTTAACACATATAATAATATTAAAAATTATGATAAATCACAATTTAAAAGCGAGGCAGTTAATATCTTAACTAATCCAAATGTTATTGCAAATGCAACAAACACTGTGTCGGGACTAGTAGGTAGTTTCTTTCCAAAAAATAATTCAACAGCAACAACTACTGCTACGCAAAGACGAGTAGCACCACCAGGGATACAATAAATGGCTTCGAGTAATTTACCACCAAAAATTCTAGATGATAGTGCCGCTGGTACTAGACTCTTTTTTGACCAATACGGAACTGAACCTCTACAATTTACCGCTACTGATGTTGATGCGGCACAATCATTCTTTGTACGCAGAGGATATGATGACGATGCATCAGTACTATTAAGCACTATTGTGTTGAAACAAGCAAAACTTGAAAATGTTCCAATTATGCAAATATTACAAACTCTTGAAAGTTTAGATTCGCAACAAGCAAACAATATAATCATTGAAATCTTAAATAACAATAGAACTCCGATTAGCACATTAGGTTTTAAACAACGACTAGACTCCGATAATAAAAAACGAGGTGTACGTGCCTAAGTTTGCACAAGGCAGATTTGAAATGAAAAATCCCGGTAAGTACGTCGGGATTAAAACGCCTATGGCACGAAGTAGTTGGGAGTTTGTTTTTATGAGAATGCTAGACGAGCATCCGGGTGTTGAAAATTGGGCAAGTGAAAGTGTTCAAATTCCTTATAGAGATCCGCTCACAGGAAAACCAACAATATATGTTCCTGACTTCTTTATTCAATATTCTGATAAAAGAGGTAAGAAGCATGCAGAGCTAATCGAAGTTAAACCAAAAAATCAAACCATGCGTGAAAATGTTGGTAAAAGTCGATTCAATCAAGAACAGTATGTTAAAAATTTAGCAAAATGGGAAGCCGCAACTGCATGGTGCAAACAGAAAAAAATTAAATTTCGAGTAGTAACAGAAGATGATATCTTTCATCAAGGAAAAGCAAGAAAATAATGGCAACTATAATACGAGATCCTTATCATTGTACATTTATCCATATACCTAAAACGGGCGGCAACACTATTACTAATTGGATGCGTGATAATTTTGAGATTGAAGTTTCAAAAAGAAAGCAACACGCCGATGTTGAACAAGCACAAAATAGATTTGGAAATTTAGGATGGACATTTTGTGTTGTTCGCAATCCTTGGGATTATATGGTAAGTTGGTACACATTTAAAATATATTTGTGTAATGCATATATAAAAAATATAACTGAAACTCCAGAAAAAATTGTTCCAGAAAAAGAAAAATGGAATCTAGAATTACAGCAATCTAAATTAAAAAAACTAGAACAAGGATTTGATTCTTGGCTCGAGCAAACTAGACTTCCAGAGCAATACAGGTGGGCTACTAACTGTAACTATGTAATGAAACTTGAAAATTTAAATGAAGACTTTAAAGAAGTTCAAGAACGATTAGATTGTTTTGCTCCTTTGGGCTATGCAAATAAAACTCCGGATAGAACAAAATATCAAGATTACTATAACGATAAAACAAAAGATTTAGTTTATAAAAAATATAAAAACGATATTGAAGCATACCAGTACGAGTTTTAATAATGAAGCTACTGTTTGTGCATATCCCAAAAGCCGCAGGCACAAGTTTTGTATCTTGGATTGAACAACAGCAATCTAAACTAGGATTTGATTTCGAAAATATCGGGCATCAAACAATTCAAGAAGCTCATATATCTAGAAACATTGTATCTTACGACTATGCAATGTGTATTACAAGAAACACATATGCTCGCATGTCAAGTTTGTATCATTGGGCACCAAAGAAAATACACAAAAGTTTAAAACGTGTTAGTAGAGATGACAATTATAATATGGCCGCTCGATGGCAACTTAATCAAGACAAAAGTGCATGGAACAAAGGTATTGCATATTTTATAGATTATCTAAGAGATCGAAATGATTCCGCTACAAAATCACAACTTGAGTACATAAAAGAATGTAATTTAGTAGCAAGACAAGAAAATTTAGCAGAAGATCTAATACCCTTGCATAAAATGTTTGATACTAGAGGCGCCCCTGGTTTTACAAAGCATGTTATAAACAAACCTGTATCAGATGTTTGGAGCAAAGAATTTAAACGTGTAATCAAATATCATTTTGCAGACGAGTTGGATCATTTTAAATACTTGCCGCCCTTGTAATAAACGATAAATAATACTATATATTTGGTGCATTAGAATGACTAAGAAATTAGAAGAATTATTTGACTTAGAAGAACAAGAAAAGCAATCTGCTGAAAATGTTGAAGTAGAAGAGGTTGTAGAGCTAGCTCCACATCAACAGATCAAAAGTGTTGACGATTCTTATCAAGCAATAAATCAAATCGCTGGCGATTTACCTCAAATTAATGAGTTGGATAATTTAGAAGATAGAGACTTAGACAAGCTAGCATCTAAAGCTGAACAAGCATATGATGATTTAATGGATCTAGGTATGAATGTAGAAGTACGTTACAGTGGTAGAATTTTTGAAGTTGCCGGTAGTATGCTTAAAAATGCTATAGATGCTAAAACTGCAAAAGTTGATAAAAAACTTAAAGCAGTCGATTTGCAATTGAAAAAATTAAAAATAGACAGAGATGCAAATGTTGATCCAAACGAATTAATCGACGGAACAGGGTATGTAACGCTTGATCGTAACGAACTAATGAAGAAATTAGGCGCAAAGGAATAAATATACATATGAAGAGTTTAAAAGAATACCTCGCTGAGAGTAAAAAAGTTTATAGCTTTAAGGTAAAAATTGCCGGCGACTGCCCGGAAAACTTTGCCAACGACTTAAAGTCTCGACTACAGGACAAGGAAGTTGTTACATTTGAAAGTATGCAAAAAGTTCCTGTTCGTAAAGTTCCAATGGATTTTCCACAACTAGCTGATATGGATGTACATGTGTTCGACGTAGTTACAGAGTATCCAGTAACACCTGAGGAAATTAAAACGCAGATTGACCAAATGGCATGTTGTGAACATTTTGTTGTAAAATACAGCTCGGACCCAAGCGAAGAAGACCAAATTAATATGTTTTCAGATAATAAACAAGGTTCGAGATTAGAGGATGTAAACTACAGCGACTCTGCTAAAATTAAACATAAAGATTATTTCGGTGACGATTTTAATGCAGGATTTTTAAAAGACTTACAGAAAGCCGCCAAAGAACATGCTAAGGATCAATCCAAAAGAGACAAAGCGTTTGAAAAGGTAGGTCAAGCAAAAACAGATAAAGCAGGCGTAGCTAGTCCTGTAGGGAGTAAATAATGGATTTTAACCAGTTACTATCTAAAATGCAGGAACTTGATACTCCTGCTACTGAATCAGTTACAGACGAGTGCGGCATGGCAGAAATGCCTAGCATGGCACCACCGCCTGCACCGATGCCAGAAAAAGATAAAGCAAGAATGAATATCAATATTAGTGCAGAAGGCGATGCAATCGATGATGTACTAAAACTAATGACAAAAGTTAATCCAGATATGATTAACCAAAAAGATACACCGTTAACACCACCATCTAGTCCAGCTGATGTAATCGGTATGGATGATCCAATGGGTATTATGGCTCCGGGTATGGCCGGGCCGATGGACGGACCAGATGAACTTCCGATGCCTAAGCCTATTAATAAAATTTTACCAGATTTTGACGCAGACAATGACGATATGCCAGGTGGCGAAAAAGACATGGATATCATGAAAATGTTGGGCGACAAAGATGACGACAAAGGCGATGATAATGATTATGATGATGACGGTAAATTAGACCGCCATGAAAAAGATCATGATGATGAAGAAAAATTACATAAGACTGTTGACAGAGATAATGATGGCGATCACGATATGGATGATCACGATGCTGAGAAAAAAGAAGCGTATGCTAACGAACCAGATGAAGATTACGACGATATTGAATATCTAGTTAATAAATTATCCGGCGGCATGAACCGTCAAAAAAGAACACATCCTAAAGTGTCGGACGGTGACAATCCAATGCAAGCAACAGAGTCTGTAGTCGACGAGCCTAGCACTGAGTCAACTTTAAGAGATCAAATTCGTACAGAGCTATTAGCTAGATTAGCAGAAGCTAAAGGAGAAAAATAATGGCAGATTTAACCACAGCAACTATCGGTGGCGGCAGTTCAGAACTTATTAAAAGAAACCCACAATATCATGTAAGTGGTACTGGACCTGCATCATTAGATTTGTCAATTCCGTTATACAATGGTAATAAACCTTTAACATTTTTTGAATTGGATTTTGGAACAGCAGTAAACACGCAGTTAGATCCAGAAGAAGCAATTAATGTTTGTATTGAAATTGTGCAAAAATATGCAACAATTGTAATCCGAGGTGACTTACATAGTACAAATCAAGTTATGACATTTGCTGTAGAAGCACCAAATGATTCGTTAGATTATGACGGAAACGGTGCAGAAACACTAGTTGAACAAATTGAAGATGAAATTATTGCATTAGGTGATTTATCTGCAGGAACGCCGAATCAAATTGATTATGCAGATGTAACTTGCACTGTTAAAACATCACTAAATCTTGCTTAATAATAAGAGCATAGTACGTTAAACTCAATAGGACCTTCGGGTCCTATTTTTTTGGTAAATATTTACATGGCAAAATCATTAGACGGTGTACAGATTAAAAAGGCCCATGCGCCACAAAAGTACACATTAGAACAAGTAAAACAACTAGAAGCATGTATGGATCCGATCACCGGACCTATGTTTTTTGCTAAGACTTTTTTAAGCATACAACACCCAGTTAGAGGAAGCATACCATTTCAACCTTACGGGTTTCAAGAAGGATTAATCCAAGCATACGCTGAGAACAAGCAATGTATTGCGATGTTGCCTAGACAGATGGGCAAGACAACATGTGCAGTTGCTTACTTGTTATGGTACACAATGTTTGTACCAGACTGTCAAGTGCTAATCGCCGCCCATAAATATGATGGTGCAAAAGATATTATGGATAGATATCGATTTGCTTATGAAAATCTTCCAGACTTTATTCGTGCAGGAATTTATACATATAACAGAAATACTATTGAATATGATAATGGTGCAAGAATACAAGCAACTACTACAACAGAAAATACCGGACGTGGTAAATCATTATCGTTAATATATTGTGACGAGTTTGCATTTGTTCAACCGCCTGAAAAAGCCAAAGAATTCTGGACTGCACTATCACCTACGCTGGCAACAGGCGGTAAGTGTATTATTACATCAACACCAAACAGTGACGAAGATCAGTTTGCTCTTATATGGACCGAAGCTAATAAACGATTCGACGATCACGGTAACGAGTCGGCAGTTGGATTAAACGGTTTTGCTCCATACTTTGCACATTGGAGCGAGCATCCAGATAGAGATGACGAATGGGCAAGAGTAGAACAAGCAAAGATTGGCGAACAACGTTTCCGTCGTGAGTTTGAATGTGAGTTCTTGATCTTTGATGAGACTCTTATTAATAGTGTTAAACTTGCAGAACTTGAAGGCAGAGAGCCTAAATTTAATATGGGGCAAACACGTTGGTATAAGGATATTAATCCAAAGTCTACATACCTTATATCATTAGATCCGTCATTGGGTACAGGCGGAGATTATGCCGCAATACAAGTGTTTGAAATGCCGTCTATGGAACAGGTAGCCGAATGGCGCCACAACACAACACCAGTACAACAGCAAGTAAGACATCTAAGAGATATCATAAAATATATACACGAGCAATGTGCCGAAAAAGGCAACAGCTCAGGAAATAATATTTACTATAGTGTAGAAAATAATACACTAGGCGAAGCCGCCTTAGTAGTAATAAACGATATCGGCGAAGATAACTTCCACGGTTTATTCTTAAGCGAGCCAATTAGACGGGGTCATGTAAGAAAGTTCCGCAAAGGTTTCAATACAACTCATAAATCAAAAATTACAGTATGTTCAAAATTTAAAAATTTATTAGAAACAAATAAAATGAAACTTAACAGTAAGCCGTTAATATCAGAACTAAAAACATTTATTGCAACTGGAGTAAGTTTTAACGCAAAATCTGGCGAACATGATGACTTAGTATCTGCAACATTGCTAGCGGTTAGGATGGCAGATGTTTTAGCAGACTGGGATCCTAAGATTTATGACAAGATGACTGAAAAAGTATCGGAAGAAGAACTTCCATTACCGGTATTCATTAGTACAGGATTTTGATAAATATTATTATGGACGCAACAAGCAATATAGCCACAGATTTATTTTATAAGATTAGAAGCCGTTTCACTAATTTAAAGTTAGGCGAAAATACTGGCGAAATCACCATTAATCCAGAGGATGCAAGATTCTTTGATTTTGATTATACAGAAAACGATAAAATTATTGGACATGTTAGTATTAGTTTAGCTGAATCGAGCAGTTTAAAGATTTACTTCTCGACAGGAATTACTGAAGGCATGGATGACGGACAGAAAGATGGCTGGTATAGTTTTCTAAGAGAAATGCGCTTGTTTGCAAAACGCAGACTTATGAGTTTTGATACACGTGATGTTGCAAAAGATATGTTAGATCAAAGAGACTACGCTTTTTTAAGTCAGCACTCTACACCAAAACCAGTTTCAAATGATACAATTACAAAGCCTGTCGGAGAAGGAATGATGAACGAAAGTAACATGTATGGTACAAAAAAACAGAGTTATCAGAACCTGTTAGATACCAGATTAATTATTAAGCATAATAAAACGCTAGAAGATGATAGTGTGCCTGGCGCAAGATCGAGAAATATTGGCGCATTATTTGTTGAAAACGAACAAGGCGAAAGATTCAAGTATCCATTTATTCATCTATCAGGTGCAAAGGCAATGCAACGACATGTTGCCAATGGTGGACTTCCATACGATGATATTGGTAAAAGTCTTATTAAAATGAGCGAAGATATTGCACAATTGAAGAATTTTAGTAACTATGTAGTGCGTAATGACTTAATGAATTCCGACAATAATTCTGTTGTAGAACGCAGTACGATGCAGTTAGAAAATTTAAAGAAACAAATTAAACAGCTTTCTAAGCAAGCACACTATGAGGCATATGTTGAAAACTTTATGGTATCTGATGCTGTTGAAGTACCCGACGAAGTACTAGAGCAATATACCGAACAATTTACAGTAAAGAATTTCAAAGAAGATATTAAAGATGTATTTCCTATCTTGTATCGTTTAACTCAAGAGCAAAGGTCCGAAGACGTTGTAGGCTACGACGACATAGTCGAAATGACCGATAGGCAGGAAGAAGATATTGCTAACGAGGGAGAAAGCCCGGAAGTAACAGATTTTATGACTAACATTGCTAACAGCGATGACGGTTACGAATTAATGGATCAAGGCCTAGACGGACAGCACGGCCCTGAAATCCAAAAAGAATTACAAAGAATGTATGATGACGTTGCAGTGGATCATGGATATCACGGAGACGACGACTTTGAAAAAATTCATGATCGTATGATAGACAATATCACAGACGATTACGGCACTAACGAAGGCAACGAAGAGTTAGGAATGTTTAGTAAGTTTGAAAACTGGGCAATGAACCTAGGTGAAGAATCACCTTTGACACTAGCAGACGAAGGCGAAAAAGAAGACTTAATTAATAAATTAAATAAACTTGTAGGTGATCATTTTCCAGCTGGAATTGATGGCAAAAATGCAATCAACAGCTTGCAGGGTATTATTGAAGATCCTAGATTAGAAACTGAGATTAAAAAGCAAGCAGAAAAAGATCCTGACGGGTGTGTTAGAGGTTTAGTTAAATCATGGATCGAAGAAAATGATCCAGACACTTTACCAAAGTTAGACTTTGGCGATTTTGTCGACGAGCCAGCAGTTGAAGAAGGAATGGATCCTGCTAAAGAGCAAGAAGTTATGAAACTGTTTAAAGATTTTGACGAACAAGCAAACGAGATCGGCGCATACGGAGATCCAGATGTCAAGAAAGCGATGGCGCTAGTACAAGCTGGAAAAATTGAAGATGCTTCTGAAGAAATTGCTAATGCTTATGCAGACCAAGACGGCGGCGAAGTTAATGATATAGAAGGCATGTACACTGATCTAGTTCAGGACTTATTGTATGTAACTGGAGCATCTGGTACAACTGAAGGCAATATTGAAAGTCAAAACAAACAAATGAATGTTAAAGAAGTAGCTGAATTTATTTTTAGTTTTTATGATAAAGCATCTGAAACATTTCCAAAAGGACCGGAAGGCGTATGCACAATGGTAGGTAAGAAGTTTGGCGAACAGGCAGAACAAGTTGCTCGCAAGTTAGTTGAGCGTATGGCACCAGAACAAGAAGCAGGAGCAGAAGCAGTAGAGGCATCTGCTCAAGAAGAACACGACGAGTTAGATAGAATTAAATCTTTATCAGGCATGTAACATCAGATTAGAAAGGACAATAATTTGTCCTTTCTATAAGTTTTTATGTTTTTTCTTTAAAAAAAGACTTGACTTTGTGAGTAGTTGGTAGTATTATATATACTGTGCTACAAACAAATAAGGCACAAACGTAGCAATGTAGCTACATAGCATATAGGCATTATATAGGAGAAAAGGCACTATGGCATCATTAGCAGAAATCCGCGCAAAACTTCAAGAAGCGCAAAACAACACAGGCGGAAATCGTCAATCAGGTGGCGATAACGCAATTTACCCACATTGGAATATTCAAGAAGGACAAGAGTCCGTAGTTCGTTTCCTACCCGATGGTGATACGAATAATACTTTCTTTTGGGTAGAACGTGCAATGATTAAACTACCATTTGCAGGTATCAAAGGTGAAACCGACAGTCGAAATGTACAGGTACAAGTACCGTGTGTGGAGATGTATAACGATGGTACAACATGTCCAATTTTGACAGAAGTACGTCCGTGGTTTAAAGATAAGTCACTCGAAGATATGGGTCGCAAGTACTGGAAAAAGCGTTCATACATTTTCCAAGGGTTTGTAGCAGACGATCCGTTGAATGAGGAAACACCTTCGAATCCGATTCGTAGATTTATTATTGGTCCGCAAATTTTCCAAATTATTAAAGGTGCATTAATGGACCCCGAATTGGAAGAATTGCCAACTGATTACCTACGTGGTGTAGACTTTAGAATTAAGAAAACATCAAAAGGCGGGTATGCAGACTATTCAACTTCAACATGGAGCCGACGTGAGCGTTCATTGACTGACGTAGAACAAGCGGCTGTTGAAACAAATGGCTTGTACAACTTGTCAGACTTCCTACCTAAGAAGCCAACGGATGTTGAGCTTAAAGTCATCCATGAAATGTTTGAAGCGTCAGTAGACGGTGAAGCATATGATCCAGATCGTTGGGGACAATACTATCGTCCTGCAGGAATGGCTCAGCGTACAGGTGATCCAAATACGCAGAATAACAATGTAGCATCTGCGGCTCCTACGCCAACGCCTACACCAGCAGAAGCACCTGCTCCGGTAGTAGAGGCATCACCGGCACCGGAAGCAACTCCAGCACCAGCGGCTGAAGCGGCTCCATCCGAAGGTGGCGAAAGCCGAGCACAGGACATTTTAAAAATGATCCGTGAGCGCAAAGGCGAATAATACTAAAAGGGTTGCATTTAGTAGATGCAACCCTATTCAGTTGCCCAGCTTTTTAGATTAGGAGATTAACATGGCTAAAGCATTCGACGTATCAAAATTTAGAAAAGACATTACTAAAAGCATTACAGGCATGAGTGCCGGCTTTAACGATCCTACTGATTGGATCTCAACAGGCTCATATGCATTAAACTATCTTATTAGTGGAGACTTCCACCGAGGAGTGCCACTAGGTAAGGTAACAGTGTTTGCCGGTGAATCAGGCGCAGGCAAATCATATTTCTGTGCAGGTAACATTGTAAAACACGCACAGGATCAAGGCATCTTTGTAGTACTAATTGACTCAGAGAACGCACTTGACGAAAGCTGGCTACAAGCTCTCGATGTTGACACAGGAGAAGATAAACTTCTTAAACTTAACATGTCAATGATTGATGATGTAGCAAAAACTATTTCAACATTCATGGCAGACTATAAAGCTATGGACGAAGAAGATCGTCCTAAGGTACTGTTTGTAGTTGATAGTTTGGGTATGTTGCTAACACCTACAGATGTTGATCAGTTTAACAAAGGTGATATGAAAGGTGATATGGGTCGTAAGCCTAAAGCACTAACATCGCTTGTACGTAATACAGTTAACATGATCGGCAGTTATAATGTAGGATTAGTATGTACTAACCACACTTATGCATCGCAGGATATGTTTGATCCAGATGACAAGATTAGTGGCGGACAGGGTTTTATCTACGCATCAAGTATCGTAGTTGCAATGAAGAAGATGAAACTTAAAGAAGACGAGGCAGGTAACAAGATCAGTGAAGTGCGTGGTATCCGTGCTGGCTGTAAAGTTATGAAAACACGTTATGCAAAACCGTTCGAAGGTGTGCAGGTTAAGATTCCTTACGAAACTGGTATGAATCCTTATAGCGGTCTTATTGAACTATTTGAGAAAAAAGAGTTGTTGGTTAAACAAGGAAACAGACTCAAGTATGTTGATTTAAAAGGCGAAGAACATATTGAATATCGTAAGGCATGGATGGCTCCTGAAAAAATGGATCTAATTATGTCGGAATATGAAGAAAAAACTAAACCTGCGGTAAATACCGATGATATAACATTAGACGATGAACCCATCGAAGAAAATGAAGTTGATATCGTTACTACCGGAGAATAAAAATGAAAGCAGATCTCATTGCAGATTTATGGAGTGTTACTAGTGAACACTTACCAGAAAAAGTAAAAACTACTGTAGCACAAGAATTTGTAACCGTGCTACTTGATTATGGAGTTAGTGATTCGGATATTGAAGGATTGCTTGGCATTGATGTACATTTAGATGGTGCTGTAGAATATGCAATTGATGATAGTGAAACTCATGCATCGTATGATGATGACGATGATGACGAAGAAGAATGGGATTAAATTTTGATGAATTGGTATGACGAAGTTTCAAAAGATATTAGCTGTATTCCACAAGCAGTTGATTTCTTTAATACTGAACTTAATGAAGCCAAAAAAGATACAAAACTATATGGCAATATTGAACGTGCTAGTGCAAATATGCCAGGTATTGTTGAACATCGTTTTAATCAACTTCAAGAAATTGAAGCCATTCTAGAATATCTAAACATTGAGCTTCGCCGTTTACGTAGTCAAAATTTTCGCAAATACTTAGAAAACTATCAACGTTCTTTAAGCAGTAGAGATTGTGAAAAATTTGTAGACGGCGAAGCTGATGTTGTCGACTTTGAAAAGATTATTAATGATTTTGCACTAATTAGAAATAAGTGGTTAGGCATTATCAAAGCGTTAGATATTAAACAGTGGCAGTTATCAAACATTGTTAAACTGCGTACTGCTGGACTAGATGACGCTAGTCTTTAATCTTTTTCCAATGCATATAATGCTCGTCAGGCGAAGAACCTAAATACTCTTCGCCTGTTTCGAGATCTATAAGTTTCCACTTGTTCGGACATTTTGTTCGTACATTGAGTACAACAGCTTCTTTTAATTCTAAAACTTTTACGCCGTCTTGCAATTCTCTAAAGTTTGCCATCTTCTCTCATTTGCTTTCGTATTTTAGTTGCACTGATATCATGTATTTCAGAACCTAAGTCATGTTCTGTAAAGGTATAACCTACACCTCTCCCATAACTAATATCTACAATATTCGGCACTTCCATAATAATATACTGATCACCATACTCGTAACCTGCTTCTAATAATCCAACACGAATGTTTTTCTTTACTACGTTTACATCAAACGGATTATCATCTTGTGTAGCAGTGCGTCCACCACCTGCATCTTCGCCAACAATGCCGCCAACATTTCGGATCATAATACATACTTGTCCTGTTTCTGCGAGAGCTTTTTTGAATAGTGCTGTGTGACCGTCGTGCCACGGTTGCCATCTACCTAACATTTGTGTAGTGGGCTTCTTTGAATCAAACATCTTTTAAACCATACCTTACGTTGTTGTACCAAATTCGTTCGTGTATATAATACAATACAAATTTAATAACTAAATCTGCTACAAAAACAGCACCTACTGCTTTTGGAGGCAAACCGAACGAATATGCAATTATTGCTGTCGTTATGCTTGCTATAATCCGCCAAGTAACTGCTTTTGCTAAATGGCGTTTAGGCGATACTTTATTTTCCATCTTCTAAGTACTTAGACACTACTTGCATCAATTGAACATGAGTATCTTCAAACCACTCAGAAACATGGTAGTCATATTGGGTTTTTTCTAAAGGCACATACATTGCGTTTGTGTCTTCGAATCTTCCTTCCTTGATTGTATCCATCCATACTACATAATCTGCACCAAACTCGTCACGTGCTTGTGGTGTAGGAGCAACAAAATCAGCAACAGCAACTCTACCGGCTTTAACTACTCCATCTGCTAAATGACGCATACGTTGAGCTTGCCTAATACGACCCTCGGAACTAAAGTCCCAGTCGTTGTACTCTGTTCTTACTTCATCTGCATTAAGATGAACCGCCCCGATTAGTTTAGCAAGCGGTTTTGCTAATGTGGTTTTACCACTTCCGGGTAGTCCACAGATTAAAATTTTCATGATATACCTCTGTTCGGTTGTTAGAAATATTTATCAGAATTAACTGCGTACATAAATATCTATATGAAAGTAGTTTTAGTAACAGGCGGGTTTGATCCCTTACACTCAGGGCATCTAGCCTATTTCAAAGAAGCAAAGAAACTCGGCGACAAACTTATTGTTGGCGTGAATAGTGATGCATGGCTTACACGTAAAAAAGGTAGACCTTTTATGCCTTTTAACGAGCGTGTTGCACTTATAGAGGAAATGGAAATTGTCGACCAAGTAACATATGTTATGAACGACGATAGGAATGACGATGCAGGTGGAGCAATTTTCCATACACTAGCAACTCATGGCAATATCGAAATCATCTTTGCAAACGGCGGAGATCGTAAAGAAGGTAATGTCCCAGAAGAAGAACAATGGGGCGAA